CCAGCTGCCCGCCGCCTGTCTGGGGCTGATCCGCCCCGCCGATGATGGCCCAGGGAGGGCCGAAACAGGGAGAAAAACATGGAAGAATACGAAAAGATAGTGGCAGAGGCCCAGGCACTGGCCGCGGAGAACCAGCGCAAAATCGACATACTGCTGGCGGACATGACCCGGCAGGAGCTGCGCAACACCAGCACGGACGCCGCAGCGCTGGCAAGAATGGAGCGCGACCTGGTAGACCTTGTGAACGGCTCCAGAATCAAGCGGGCCAGAGATCGCGGCATACTGCGCACCGCTGCCGTAATGCTGCACAAGGTACGCCGCCAGCTGCTGGACGACGCAGACCGCGCCGCGCTCTGTGAGCGCTGCATGAACCCGCACGTTTTGAAAGACCAGGACGAGCTGGACGACGTGTGCGCCCAGTGCCCACTGGAAAAGGCGGCGGGATGATATGCCAGCGCGTGACAGCTACATGGACGGCAGCAAGCCCGCCCGGTCTGCCGTCCCGCAGCAGATGGATATACCGGGCTATGGCGGGCGGTACTACATCCGCATAGACGGCACAGTCTGGCGGAGACGGAAAAGCAAAGACACGCGGATGCGCGGCGTGAGGCGCGGCAGAAACCGGGAGTACAAGCTCACCACGCCGGAGGGCCGCACGATCTGCAAGACCGCGTCCGCGATCATGCGCGAAACCTATTTCCGAGGGCTGCCGCAGAATATGCGGCTAGTGCATAAGGACGGGCTGGAAAGCAACTGGGCCTACTGGAACCTGCAACCGATGACACTAAGCGAGATGGGCAAGAAACACAACCGCGGCATAGATGCCCGCTGTGTGCTGAAAATTGACCCGGCAACAGGTGAGGTCGTGCAGATTTTCCAGAGCGCGCGCGAGGCCGGGCGGGCTGCGTTTTGCTGCGGCCAAACGATTGCGGACGCTTGCAACCACCGCAGCAAGAAACGCCCAGGCATAGCGCCGGACGGCTACCGCTACTGCTGGGAGAAAGGAGAAACGAGCGAATGAAAAGACAACTGCGCGCCCTGCTGGCGCTGCTGGCCGTGCTGGCAGCAGACGCGGCGTTCTGGGTACTGATCTGGTGGGTAGTGCAGCAGCTGCGCAGCCTGGTTTGTCTGCTGTTTGTTATGTGCGCCGCCGTCTGGCTGGCGTAACGAATTTTAGGAGGATATGGCAAAATGACGAACGAAGAATACAAAAAGATCACAGAACTGGAATACAAGGCCAAGCAATGCCGCGCGGCAGGAATCGACCCAGAAATAGACGACGGCACGGCCTGGGCCATGACGCACACGCGGGAGTGCCGAATGGTAACGGACGGCCAGCGCTTTTGGGAACAGCCGCGCCTGATCCTGGAGTTTGATGTATTCCATGGCAGCGTCGTGACTATGCGCTGCTATCTGCGCAATATTCCGAAGCTGCCGCGCGCCGTCATTGAAAAGACGCACGCAAGCGTCGCGGGCGACGATCTGCTGTATATGTTCCCGATCTATGAAACAGTGATCTTTGACCACACCCACCGCGACGACAAGGGCCGCACATGGCGGGATGTGATCCGGGGCGACTACCGCGAATACGCACGGGAACAGGAGGCGGCGGCAAAATGACGAACTTTGCACAGTGTTTGCACGCTCCGGCAATCCAGCAGGAACAGCCCGCCACGTTCGCGGTGCTTTTTTACGTAATCACCCACGGCGCGAAGAATGACAAGACCATGCCCGGCTATATGCTGGAGAATGGCGTGGAGCTGGCCGACTGGCTCACGATCACGGCAGACGGCCGCCGCCTCCACCTGGCAATCGACGACTATTTGGGCATGATCCGGGGCCAGCGCACGGACTGCCGGGCCTATGCAGCCGTGGGCGAAAGCCCGGAATATTTCAAGCTGGCCCACGTGATCGCATGGGGCGAGCCGGACGAACACCACACGCAGCCCATGCAGCTGTACACGCTGCACACGGGCCGCACACCAACCGAACTACCCAGCGGCGCTACACCCTGCCGAGACAGCGGCGACAATATGGCGGGCTGGTATGACAAAAACGAAAGGAGCAACGAATGAATAAACGCGATCTTGTGGCAGAAACCACGCGGGACTTTTCCCGCCTGCCCTACGAGGCGCAGCAGTTTGTCCTGGGCTACATGGTAGCTCGCGCCAACTGTTGTACCGCCAACACCACCACCCAGGCGGATCAGCCGGAACAGAAAAAGCCCGCATAATGCGGGCGGAGGTATCAACGATGCAAGGATTGAATGTTGAAAGATTGTACAAAACTCTGGCGCGGATCATGGCGGAGCGTGAGGGCTGCCGCGTGACCGTGAGCGTGCAGCCGATCCAGGCCGCGCACAGCGCATGAGGCCGTACTGGCAGCGGAACCAGGACAGCAAAGCCTGGCTTCGCCGCTGGGAGGAAAAGCGCCGCCGCGCCTTTGACGGCGGCCAGATCGACCACAGCAAAGACAAGAGCGCACCATGGAGCCACCCGGCACACTACGGCTACCTTGTGCCGCTGACAGGCGCAGCCCTGGAGGCATACAAGGGCTGGAAAATCCGCACGGGAAACACCGAAACGTCCGACGCCGTGCGCTGGGCTTTTGAAGACTGGTACATAGGAATTTGCCGGGATGAACTCAAAAAGACGGCAGCCAGGACGAAGGCTGCCGACAGCTACATGGATAATCTGAAAAAGAACAAAAAAGGGGCCAGTGTCTAACGGCTTGACAACCGACACTGGCCCAACATCATAAGGGCGGCCGCAACGCTGGAACGTTGCGGCCTACTAAAAATATAACACGGTAGCGCCGCCACGTCAACCGCAAAACCAGGGGCCGAAAGGCCCCTATAACGCCCTTGTGATAGGTACTAATGTTTCGACGAAAGGCAGCTATCGCAACATGGCAAAAAAGGCAGCACGGCCCCGGCTGGGGGCTGGGGGCGCAGCGCCCCAGAATAGCAGACAAGCCGCCCGGCAGAACCTGGCCGCAGCCACAACGGGAAAGGGCGGCGCGGCAGAGCAGAACCTCACAACCGCCCAGGGCTTGCTCTCTATCCAGCCAAAGAAACAGAAAGGCCGCCGCCCCTCTGCCGGGAAGTGGCAGCCCTACGACTACGAGAGCGCTTACGAGCTGCCGCTGGATCAGCTGACAGAGCAGCAAGTCCAGGAAATGATAGACCGGGAGCGCCGTGTAGTATATGCCACCAAGACTGTAAAGCACGGCCACCAGTTTGACGTGGAGATATTCCCGGATTTTACCCACCTGCCCGGCAATCTGCCGAAAGATCGCAGCAACCGAGAGGCACAGCGCAATTTGAACGACAGAAACAGCCGCAAAGAGTGCGAGCGCCGGATCAATGAAAATTTCGGCCCGGACGACTACTGGGTAACGCTTACGTGCCTACCAAGAGAAGAACCGCAGACGATGGAAGAAGCGCTGCGCCTATTCCAGAACTACATCAAGCGTATAAACTACCGCCGCAAAAAGCGCGGACTGGAGCCAGCGCGCTATGTATACGTCACCGACTGGACAAAGAATGGACGCCGCGTCCGCACACACTACCACTTGGTACTGGACGGCGGGCTGCCTATGGAGGAAGTGATCGAGCTGTGGGGCCTGGGCCGAAAGAATACCGTTGAATACCTCACACTGGACGAGCGCGGCCTCTCCGGCCTGGCCTACTACATCACGAAGCCGCACGCCAGCGACACAGAGGAAGTAAAGCACAAAAAGCGGTGGACGGCCTCCAAGAACCTGCGCCGCCCGGCGGAACACAAAAACCATCAAGCGTTTGGCCGCCGCAAGGTCGAAGCCCTGGCGAAAGCCCCGGCGGATATATTCGCAGCCATGGAGCAGAAGTACCCGCTTTACTGGTGCGAGGCCGCAGAGGCCCGGCACAACGGCGTAAACGGCTATTTCTACCTCCGCGCCGTGCTGCGCGAACGCTGCCAGCCGGGCGACCTGGCGACGATCACGGGCAAGGCGGAGCTGCTGGAACGCCTCCAGGACGTGATCCGGCGCAAGCTGGCAAAATATCGCCGTTTCGCCGTCGTGTCCGTGGACTACACCACGCCCGGCTGGGAAACGGCCATAGTGCAGCCCATAGGGACAAAGGACAGGATCGCATGTCCGGCACGGGCCTGCATAGTGAACTAAAAAGAGGTTTTTACACTCAAAAAAGCGGAAAAATGAGCCGAAAGGAGACGAAAACAAACAATGCGCCAGCAATGCGAGAAACGAACGGAGGACGGAGAACAGGAGGTTGTGATCCAGTGGGCCGCCTTTATGTCTCCCGCCCACCCGGAACTGCTGAACCTCTACCACGTCCCCAACGAGGGCAAGCGCAGCAAGGCAGAGGCGGCCCGCCAGCAACGCCTGGGACTGCGGCCCGGCGTCCCCGATCTGATCCTGGACAGCCCGAAAGGCATATACCACGGCCTCCGCGTTGAAATGAAAGTAAAGCCGAACAAAACCACCGCAGCCCAGGAGAAATGGCTGGAACGACTGGCCCGCGCGGGCTATTTCGTGGCCGTCTGCTACTCTGCCCAGGAGGCAATCGAAACCATAGACGCATACATAAAGCTGCGCCCCGGCCAGACCCACCCGAAAGAGCAAAGGAGGACAGAAACGTGAAAATTATTGCAATCATGGCCCAGAAAGGCGGCACGGGCAAAACCACCACGGCCACCACGCTTGCTTATGACCTGGCCCAGCTGGACGGCCCGGTGCTGCTGATCGACGCCGACCAACAGGGCAACGCCTCCCAGATCATGGGAGCATACGACCCCACCGCCTGGGGCGTGGAGAAACTGCTGGAGCCGGACACCGACGCCGCCAGCGTGGACGACCTCAAACAGACCCGCGAATGGAAGCCAAAGAAAAAGGCCCCGGCGGTGCGTGTGGACGTTGTGGCCGCCTCTGCGGCCCTCATGGACGCAAACATGGACGTGGCCGCCGACACTGTAAACGACCAGGTACACCGCCTCCAGGAGCGCCTGGCCGCCGTCTCCGACGCCTACAAGTACGCCGTCATAGATTGCGGCCTCCTGCTGGATATGGCTGCATTAAATGCCCTGGTAGCGGCAGACCTCTGGATCGTCCCCGTTAAGCCCGGCGGGTTTGAGATGGACGGCCTCCTGCGCGTCCGTGAACAGCTGGAGGAACTGCGGCAGCTAAACGACGGCCTGGAACTGTGGGTGCTGCCGGTGATGTTCGGCAAGAGCAACACGCACAAGGCGGTAATGGCACACTTGCGCAGCCTGGGCCACCGCGTCACACTGACGACGATCCGCCGCTCCGTGATCGCAGAATCCTACACGGCGGCAGCCTTGCCGCTGCCTGTATACAGCCCGCGCTGTGGCGTGGCGAAAGACTACGAGGCCCTGGCCTATGAGGTCATGGCCTGGGACGATGAAAGCGAGGTAGAAACGAAATGACAGGGCGCAGCATTTTGGACGGACTGAACACCGCCAGCAAGGCGGGCGTAAAGGCTACACCGTCCGCACGATTCCGCACGAAAGAGATCGACATAAACGACATTTACCGCAATCAGCTAAACCAGTACAGCCTGGACGACATAGACAGCCTGGCACGGTCAATTCTGGTCGCTGGGCGGCTCTATCATAACCTGGTAGTAGTCTACGACCCGGCGGAACAGGGCGACTACAGACTGGTATCTGGAGAACGCCGCCTTTTGGCCCTCCATGAACTGGTAGACAGCGGCTACCCGGAGTACAAGGTGGTAACTTGCCAAGTGATCCCGAAAGGCAGCGAGGCGGAGGAACGTCTGGCCGTGATCCTGGCGAACACGCAGCGAAACAAAACCGCAGCGGATCGTGTGCAGGAATACGAGGGCCTAAAGAAAGCGCTGGAAGAAATGCGGGCAGCAGGCGCGGACTTTTACGGACGCGACCTCACAGAGGGAAAACTCCGCGATCACATGGCCGCAATCATGGACGAGGCCGACGGCACGCTGGCGGCGCTGGAGAAGATCAGCAACAGCTTGTCGCCGGAGCTGCGAAAGGCCATGGAGGACGGAAAGCTGAACTTCACCACGGCCACCGCAGCGGCGGCCCTCTCCCTGGACGCCCAGGCCCAGCTGGCGCAGCAGAACGCCGCCAAGGGCGAGGACAAGCCGATCACAAAGCAGGACGTGGCAAAGGCCCGCACCACGTCCGCCCGCGAATACCTCCGCCAGAAATACGACGCCAGGCCATGCGAGTGCGACAACAGCCACAACTGCGACAATGTGGACAACCTGGTAAGTTTTTACCGCGACGGTGCGACGTCCGGCTGCGCTGGCTGCTGCGCCTGGTGCAAGGAGCGCGCCAGCTGCCCGAAATGCTGCGCAGAGGTAGCAGCGGGCAGCCAGAGCGACGCAGACACGCCTCTGCGCGCCGCGCCGGACAGAATCCAGCCGCCTACAAGCCAGGCCGCAGAAAACGCCGCAGAGGACGCGACAGCGGCTGCTGCACCCTTTGCCGACGACGCCCACCCGGAACACGCCGCGACCATGTGCTACTCCTGCCTCCACTGGGACGAGTGCAGCGAAAAGTCCGACAGGGTGCTGTCCTGCGACAAATACGAGAACCCCGCCGAAAAGCGCACACCCCTGGCCCCGGCGGGCGAGATCACGACCACCCAGGCCGACGCCGCCCACACGCTGCGCACCGACGAGGAACTGGTAAACGTCTTATACGCCGCCCTGGGAACGCTGGAATACCAGGGCCAGATCAACGAACTGGAGGCCCGGCGGCTCCACTCTCTGCTGTCGGCAATGCACCGCCGCTGGATTAACACGGGCTGCTGGAAACCCTACGGCGCAGCAGAGGAACAGGACGAAAAGGAAAGGAGAAAAAGCCAAGATGTCAATAGTTGACATTCACGCCCCGGCGGGCGACGGCTACGGCGTGATTTACGCCGACCCGCCCTGGAGCTACCGCCAGCAGGGCAACGGCGCAGCGGCGCGCCACTATCCCACCATGACGCCGGATGAAATAAAGGCCCTGCCCGTCCAGACCCTGGCCGCCAAAGACTGCGCCCTCTTGATGTGGGCCACGTTCCCGAACCTCCAGCAAGCCCTGGACACGATCCGCGCCTGGGGCTTTGAATACAAAACCCTGGCATTTTGCTGGATAAAGAAAAATAAGAGATCGGGGGGGGGATTTTTGGGGTTTAGGCAGCTACACCCGCCAAAACGCGGAGGTTTGCCTCCTGGCCGTCAAGGGCCACCCGCGCGTAGTAAGCCACAGCGTACACAGCGTTATACAATCCCCGATCCGCCAGCACAGCCAGAAACCGCCAGAGGCGCGGGACAGGATCGTGCAGCTATTTGGCGATCAGCGCCGCCTGGAGCTGTTCGCACGCGAATCAACGCCGGGCTGGGACGCCTGGGGAAACGAGGTGCAAGACCATGACACAGCCCTGTTATAAATGCCCAGATCGCTGCCAGAACTGCCACGCCAGCTGCGAAAAATACGCAGCTTTTCGCGCGGAAATCGACAAGCAGCGGGAATATAACAAGCAATTCCAATTTATAGACCCGATGCCGCATAGCCACGAAATGGAGAAAAGAACCGCAGGAAGAAGTACAAAGGGGGCAAGCAATGAACAAACCGACGAACGAGTATATAATGGCCATAAAGCCCGAATGGGTAGCCCTGATCGAGAGCAAACAGAAAACGCTGGAAATCAGACGCACCGCGCCGTACATTTCCCCGCCTGTGTCCGTGATTGACCCTATAGACGTATGGGTGTACGAAACCAAAGGCAACGGCGGACGCGGCCAGATCGTGGGCCGTTTTCTCTGCTGCAAAATTCACACTTTTGACGCCCACCGCGACGATCTGCTGCTGCGGCGCGCCGCCCGCGTTCCCTGGGAAAAGCTCAAAGAATACCAGGGAGACCGCACACGCCTATACGCCTGGGAAATCACCTACTACAAAAAGCTGGCCGTCCCGCTGCCTCTGTCCGCTCTGGGCTGCCAGTTCGCGCCGCAATCGTGGTGCAAGCGCAAAAAGGAGAAAAGAGCATGAAAAACCGCTATTTTTACGGAACGATCCGCCCGGAACGCGCCACGAATGAGTGGCAGCGAAAAAACGCATTACCCGAAAGATACGCCACAGCAACCCCGGCGGAACAAGCCCGGATGCGCGAATACTACGCCGTCTCTGACGATGAGTGCGAGGAAATGCGGAAAATTTACGCGACTTTTCCGCAGCACCTTGTTTTCATGCGTTCGGGGGTACATCAAGACGAGTATGTGCTGGTAGGCTGGAAGAAAGAACAGGACGAGGGCGTGCGAGAGGCAATCTGGCTGCTGGAACAGCTGGGCGGAGCCTACGAGGGCTACCGCGAGAAGTTCCTGGAGGACTGGGCAAAAGAGCAGTACGACCCCTGGGGGTGCTGGTACATCCCGGAGTGCATAATGGACATTGAGGGAGAGTACCACCCGGACGACGCGAAAGAACAGGAGGGCCACGACCATGAAGAAAGTAATCGCGCTTGACTTTGACGGCACGCTCTGCGAAAACGCCTGGCCGGGAATCGGAGACCCAAAGTGGGCCGTGATCCGCGCAGCACAGGAAGAACAGCGCCAGGGTGCGCTGCTGATCCTCTGGACGACCAGAGAGGGACAGGCGCTGGACGAGGCGCTGGCGTGGTGTGAGGGCGTGGGCCTCCGGCTGGATGGCGTGAACACCTCCGCGCAGTCCTGGAAAGATGCCTACCAAAACGACCCGCGAAAGATCGGGGCCACGGAATACTGGGACGACAGGGCCGTAGACGTGGCGACAATCGAAACCCGCCAAATGCTGAAAAACGAAACGCGCCGCCGCTGGGCAGCATGGATTAAGGCCCGCGACAAATACCTGGCCGCCAAATGGCCCTGGGAACGCTGGAGGCTCAAAAAAGAGGCCCAGCGCGCGTGCCGCGACCACCTGGACGTCTACATAGCCCAGCGCAATGCAGAGGCGCACAAGCTCTGCGAGGCCACACGCGCGGCATACGAGAAAGCATACAGAAAGAGGAGCGCCGAATGATCGAAGCGAACACAATAAACAATCTGGATTGTTTAGACGGCCTGGCACAGATGCCGGACGGCTGCGCAAAGCTCATAGTAGCCGACCCGCCCTATTTCATGGGCCTGACCCACAACGGCCAGCACGGACAGTTCAACGACCTGGCAGTGGCGAAACCGTTCTACAGACAGCTGGCCCAGGAGCTGCGCCGCGTTCTGAACGATCACGGAGAATTTTATATTTTTATGGACTGGCGCGGCTGCGCGTTCTACTATCCGATTTTTGCCGAGTATCTACCAGTAAAAAATATGATCGTGTGGGACAAAATGAGCGGCCCCGGGAATTTCTACAACAGCAGCCACGAGTTTATCCTTTACGGCTGCATAGACCCGCAGACAAAAAAACACGCCCGCAACGTCTGGACGGAGCGTGGGTTTACGTCCGGCAGCATCCAGACAGACGGCGAGAAAATTCACCCGTCCCAGAAACCCATAGCGCTGATCCAGCGCATTATCACGGACGCCAGCGTGCCGGGCGATCTTGTGGTAGACCCGTTCGCGGGCAGCTGCACAACCGCCGTGGCCTGTATCAGAACGGGCCGCCGTTATGTGTGCTTTGAGGTGTCCGAAACCTACGCAGCAGCGGGCCAGGCCCGCGTGGATAAGCTCCTGGCAGAGCGCCAGGCCAGAAACACAAAAAAATGAGCCGCCAGCGCGGCTGAAAGGGCAGCAAATGGAGACATACACCGAAAAAGCAATAAAAGCCATTGCAACGGGCAACGCCCCGGCGGAACAGGCAGCCCTGGAGGCCGTGATCGCGGAGGCCGTGAAAAAGGCGGTAAAGGAGACGCGCCGCCAGGATCAGCAGCAAGCGCTCCATAATACCGCGCTACTTATGGAGAACTACCGCGCCCTGAAAGGCTACGAGGGCCGCGCCGTGGACAGCGCCGACGCTGCCAGGCTCCAGGGCGCAGAAATCCAGGGCGAGGCGTGGCTCCGCTCTATCCGCAAGAATAAGGCCCGCACCGCTGTTATGCTGGCCCACCTGGACGCCGCCCTGGACGAGCTGGAAAAGGAAACCCGCCAAAAGGGCCGCGCCTATATGTTCGACGCCTACCGCTTGCGCTACATGGAGGGCTTGACCGCCGAAGAAGTGGCCGAAAAGCTCAACACCGGGAAGAACAGCCCGGCCCGCTGGTGCAAGCAATTAAACGAACGCCTGGCCGTCCTCCTGTTTGGAGTGGACGGCCTCCGCCGCTGGTAAAGGAGGATCACATGAAAGCCTACCACAAAAAGGATTTACACCGCAGCAAAGACCCGGACAGAATGGCCCGGGCCGTGGCCGTCGTGGCCGCCTACCAGGCAATCGAAGAAACAGCCGGGACAAACGCCAGGCTGAAAGCCCAGGCAATCACCGACACGGGCGCAATCTTGTACGCCCTTGTGCCAGTCCACATCGGCCAGCAATGCGTCGAGAAATGGCACGCCCTCCAGCAGCGCGTCGAAGCTGCACAGCAGAAACTCACAGCCCAGGAGCTGGAGGCGTGGCACGATGAAGCGGAACAGGAGCACCTGCACCCGCCCAGGAAATAACCAATACACCACAAAAAGCACCACAAAACCAAGAACTACACCAGCCCCGGCGGATACCCATAGAACCAAAAAGCCGACGCTTTGGGTCTATCACAGATAGTCCAAAAGCGCCTACGCGGGAAAGTTTGGGGAAAACCTGGGGTTTTACTGGTGGTCCATCCGTGGTAAGCTGATAGCGTGGACAAGCAGGAACGCCGGGCAGAAATGCCCGGCGCTTTGTTGTTTGTGCGCCCTCCTATAACAGCGGCCAGGGTGAGCCATAACGCCCTGGCCTATATGTGAGGCGGGGGCCAGAGGAACCAGGAGGCGCGGATCATGCTGCTAAAATACTGCCGTTGTGGCGCTATCATACCAGCAGACCGCCAGCGCTGCGCGCGGTGCGAACAGCTGCACCAGAGCCGCCACACGGCATATAATGCCCAGTGTCGCAGCAAAGAAGCCGCAGCCTTTTATGTGTCCAGGGAATGGCGGACAATCCGCCCTGTAATTATATCTATATACGACGGGATAGATATATGGGCGTTTTACGAGCGCGACGATCTGCTGGCCGCCGACGAAGTCCACCACGTCGAAGAACTGGACACAGCCTGGGATCGCCGCCTTGATCCCTTTAACCTGTTTCCTTTGGCCCACGCCTCACATACAGCGATCACGGCTGCATACAAGCGCAGCCCCGCCAGCATGAGGGCGACACAGCGCAAGCTGCTGGAGCTGCGAAAGCGCTACTTTGAGAGCAAGGGGGGCTATGAAAAAGTTTTGGAGCGGGCCGGATTAGTCGCCCCTCCCTAGACTTTGGAGAAAACTCCCCACCAAAAACTCCCCCAAGGGCGCTTTTGCGGGTGTCCATGCAACAAAAACACAAAAAGGAGGCCCCACACATGGCCGGAAAACGACAACCGACGGCCCTTGTGGTGGCGAAAGGCAAGAAGCATCTAACAAAGGCCGAAATCAAAGACCGAGAAAACCGGGAACTGATCGCAGCGGCGGACAATATCGCGCCGCCGTCATGGCTGAAACCAGACCAGAAGAAGCGGTTCAACACCCTGGCTGCAGAACTGCTGAAAATGGGCATTTTCGCAAACGTGGATTGCGAGGCCCTGGGCCGCCTGGTCGTGGCCGAACAGCAGTATGTGCAGATCACCGAGGAACTGGACAAGCAGCCGATCACCTACAAGCGGAGAATCCCACGAAAGCCGACCCCGGCAGACAACCCGGACGAGATCATAGACGGGTTTATATGGGACGAGGCGCTGATAGTGAACCAGGAACGGAACGACCTGTTGATCCAGCAGGACAGAGCCTGGAAGCAGTGCAGACAAGGCGCTGCGGACTTTGGCCTGTCCGTCGCCCAGCGCTGCCGGATCGTGGCCCCCACCGCCAAGGAGGCCGCCAAAACAAACAAGTTTGAAAAATTCCGAAAGGAAAAGACCCCGGAGGAATGAAAAAGGCCGTAAAAGACCGCACAACACAGTATGCCCTGGACGTTTTGGCGGGCCGGATCGTGGCCGGGGAGCTTGTGCGGATGGCTTGCCAGCGTCACCTGGACGATCTGGAGCGCGCCAAGCTGGCCCCGTTCCGCTATTATTTCGACGTGGAAGCCGCAAACGACATACTGGAGTTTGCGGAAACCCTCACAATAGCAGAGGGCGAGGAACAGCAGCGCGTCCACCTCTACCCATTCCAGTGCTTTATCCTGGGCAGCCTCAACGGCTGGCGGATCAAAGGAAAGGGTCACAGACGCTTTAGAACCTCCTATGTACAGCTGGGCCGCCAGAACGGCAAGAGCTTTCTAAACGGCATACTGGCCGCTTATTATGGCAATTTCACGGCGTACCAGTGCCCACACATCTACTGCACGGCCACAAAACAAGACCAGGCCAATATCGTATTTGAAGAAGTCGCAAAGTTCATCCGCAGCGACGACGACCTAAACGAACTTTTCAAAATTCACGAGCACAACCACACTATAGATTGCTTGCTCACGCACGGAACAATCAAAGCAATTTCCGGCGATACAAAGAGCCTGGACGGCCACCGCCCCTATTTGGGGATCGTGGACGAATACCACGCACACCGCACAAACCAGATGTACAAACTACTGGAGGGCGGCATAAAAAAATTAAAATCTGCGCTTATTTCGGTAATCACCACGGCTGGTTTCGACCAAAAATCGCCCTGTTTTGCCCTGTATGAGCATTGCAAAGCCATTTTGCGCGGTGGGGCGTCCATTGACACACAATTCTGTTATATCGCAGAAATGGACGAAAAGGACGACCTCTGGACGCCGCAAAACTGGCTGAAAGCAAACCCCGCCCTAGCCTACGACCAGGACGCGCTGGAGAATCTGATCCCGATAGCCGACGCAGCCCGCCAGATGGGCGGCGAGGATTTGCGCGATTTTCTGGTAAAGCAGTTAAACAGATGGGTGCAATGGTCGAATCGCGTCTACATCCAGGACATGGAGAAGTGGCGCGCGTGCCGCAGCGACAGAACCCTGGCCGACTTTAAGGGCAGCCGCTGTTTTGTAGGGCTTGACCTGTCCAGCGGCGGCGACTTAACAACCGTCGTTATTCTGATCCCCTATCTGGTGGACGGGGTGCGCAAGTATTTTATCCATAGCCACAGCTTTATCCCGGCGCAGCGCCTCCAGCAGCACGTCCAGAGCGACAACGCGCCCTACGACAAATGGGTGGAGGACGGCCTGGTAACAGTAACTCACACAATGGGCGGCATAAAAACCGACTATAAATATATTTTAACCTACCTATCCGTACTGGTAGACCTCTACGGCCTAAAAATCAGCATGGTGTGCTACGACCCGCACAACGCCAGCGCGTTTCTGTCCGATCTGGAGGCCCAGGGCTGGCCGTGCCTGGATATTATCCAGAGCGCCCGCAGTTTGTCCGACGCAACGGAAGATTTTCGTCTAGAAATCTACGCCGGGAATGTGGAGTATAACCGCGACGAGGAACTGCTGACCTGGAGCATTGCAAACGCCAAGACCATAGCGAACAACTACGGCGAGACAAAGATCGACAAGGAAATGCAGACCGAGCGCATAGACCCGGTGGACGCCATAATCGACGCCTGGAAAGTGGCAATGTGCGGCAACGACACCATAACGGGCGACGAGGCACTGGAGGCGTGGCTGGAAATGTACAACGAACACATAGCAAAAACGGGGACGACAAAATGAACTTTTTTCAATGGCTTATTAAAAGCATGACGGGGTATTTTTCCAGGGCTGCACCGCCTAGCCCAGAACCTCCGCAGCTGCCCGCCGTGGCTGCTGCGCCGGAGGAACAGTCGGAGACGATCACGGCCACGGCCAAGGACGTGCAGCCCGCACCCAGGGCGGCAAGCAACGGCTGGGAACACCTGGGCAGCACAAAGTTTTTGCAATGGCTGGGCCTGGGCAGAAACAAGCCGAAAGCCGTAGAGAATGTAACGTATTTTACCTGTCTCAAACTGCTGTCTGAAACTATGGCAAAAATGCCGATCAAGGTCTACACCTACGACGACGGCGGCCCGCTGGAGGTGAACCCCGCCGACGACAGGCTGGCCTACCTCCTGGACGTGCGGCCCAATCCACTTATGACGCCGACCACGTTCTGGACGGCGGTAGAAAACAACCGCAACCACTACGGCAACGCTTATGTGTATATCCGGCGTAAATTCCTGCGCCAGAAATACGGCGGACAGATTGAGCTGCAAGACCTATGGATCATGCCGTCCAGCTGCGTGCGCGTCGTAATCGACGACGCGGGCGTATTTGCTGGAGCTGGCCGCCTCTGGTACGTCTACTCCGACCAGTACACCGGGCAGCAATACGTTTTCAGCTCCGACGACGTGCTGCACTTTAAGACCTCCCACACCTTTAACGGCCTGGCGGGCGAAAGCGTCCAGGCGATCCTGGCCTCTACCGTCCAGGGACAGCAAGCATCCCAGGATTTTCTCAACGATTTGTACGAGAACGGGCTGACCGCCCGCGCCGTCCTGGAGTATACGGGCGATCTGTCCGAAAAAGGACAGAAAAAGCTGCGGGAATCTTTCGAGAAAATGGGAAACGGCCCGGCAAACGCTGGCCGCATCCTGCCTGTCCCGCTGGGCTTTAAGCTCACGCCTATGGACATAAAGCTGACCGACGCCCAGTATCTGGAGCTGAAAAAGTACGGCGCGCTGCAACTGGCCGCCGCCTTTGGCATTAAGCCAAACCAGCTGAACGACTACGAGCGCGGCAGCTATGCCAACAGTGAACAGCAGACAATCGCTTTCCAGGTCGAAACCATGCAGTACACGATCAAGCAGTACGAGGAAGAAATGGCCTATAAACTGCTGGACGGCCCGGCGGATCGCCGCCGCGTAAAGTTCAACGAAAAAGCCCTGCTGCGCACCGACAGCAAGACGCAAATGGAAATCTTGAAAACCGCCGTCGAGGGGTCGATCTACTCCCCCAATGAGGCCCGGCGCTATGTGGATAAGCGCGCCGCGCCTGGAGGCGACAAGCTGCTGGCAAACGGCGGCATGATCGCTCTGGAACAGATGGGCGCACAGTACGGCGTCGATAAAACCGAGAAAGGAGGCACAGAAAATGCCTAGATTTAACTTTGCCGCCCGCGACAGGGACGGAAAGTTGAAAAATTACGGCTACCTGGACATGGAAAACCAGGCAGACGGCCCGGCCACAATGACCTTTTACGGCGACATTGTAGCCACCGAGAGCTGGCCGGAGGATCGCGCGCCGCAGCAGATCGCGGACTTTTTGGCGTCGCTCGCCCAGGGCCAACAGATCAACCTGTATTTCAACAGCCCCGGCGGCGACGCCTACGCAGGCGTGGCAATGCACAATATTTTGTCCCGCTGGCAGGGCCGCAAGGTGGCCTACGTTGACGCAATCGCCGCCAGCGCGGCAACCATGCCGCTTATGGCGTGCGACGAAATCCACCTTGCAGCGGGCGCGGAGGTTATGATTCACGACCCCTGGGCCTGGACGACGGGCAACGCCGCAGAGCTGCGCGAGGCTGCGGCCAGGCTGGACAAGGTGAGCGACCACTACGCGGATATTTACACAGCCCACGCAGCGGAGGGCGTGACCCGCGACCAGCTGCGCGAGGCCATGCGCGCGGAAACCTGGCTGGACGGCTCTAACATCGGCCAGTATTTCGACGTGATCGTGGACGAAACGGCAGCAGCCGCCCCGGCGGCCTCTGCGTCCTACGCACGCTATAAGGCCACGCCACCCGCGCTGCTGGAAAAAGCAGACGCCACCAGACAGGCCCAGGAGGCCGCAGAAAGCGCCACCGCCAAGCGGGCGGAAAACAACACAGCCGACGCGGCGAAAGCCGCCCAGGCACAGCAGAGCCGCGCACAGGCCCTGCTGGCCGATCTTTACCTTTACGGAACCTAAAAAACAAAGCAAAGGAGTACACCATGAACGAAGAAATGCGCAAGAAACTGGCCGAAATCAACGCCACCAAAGCCGAGGTGCGGCAGCTGATCGCAGACGGCAAACTGGACGAGGCAGAGAGCAAAAAGGCAGAGCTGGACGCCCTCCAGCGCGCCTTTAACCTCCTGCTGTCTATGGAGGACGAGGCCGCCGCCAAGGCAAAGAAGAAGCAGGAACTGCACGACGAGAAGCAGCCGCCGCTGACCTTTGCCCGGATCGGCCAGGCCGTCGTCAATGCCCTGGGCGCTGCCGTGAGCCGCCGCAAGATGGATGACACCGACCGCCAGATCATCCAGGATGCCATGAAAGAGAACAGCGACCCGGACGGCGGCCTCACTGTTCCCCAGGACATCCAGACCCGGATCAAGGAGCTGCGCCGCAGTGACGACAACCTGGAGCAGTACGTCAACGTCGAACCCGTTAAGACCATGAGCGGCTCCCGCGTCATTGAGAAAGAAGCCGACACCACCGCCTGGCCGGAAATCGACGAGAACGGCGAGTTTACCGAGGTTGAAACGCCGCAGTTTGCAAAAATCGCCTACAAGATCACCAAAAAGGGCGGCAAAATGCTGTGTTCTCTGGAGCTGCTGGCCGACACCGCAGAGAACATCCTGGCCTACCTGATGAAGTGGATCGCCAAAAAGACCCGCGCAACCCGCAACGCTAAGATTTTGGCGTGCGTGGACAAGATCACCACGGGCAAAGAGGTGGCCGTCGCCGACCTGGACAGCTTGAAAGACATTTTCAACGTTATGCTTGATCCGGCCATTGCCGTGTCCAGCGGCGTGTGGACGAACCAGGACGGCTTTAACTGGCTGGACAAGCTCAAAGACAAGGACGGCAACTACGTCATGCAGCCCGACCCCACCAACAAAACCCGCCAGCTGCTGTTTGGTAAGTACGCCGTCCACGTCCTCTCTAACAAGGTGCTGAAAACCACCGTGGACACCGGCAAAAAGACCAACACCTACCCGCTGATCTGCGGCGATCTGTCCGAGGCCGTGACCCTGTTTGATCGTGAGTTTATGACGATTGAAAGCTCCAAGGAAGCGGGCAGCGCATGGGACAAAGACCAGCTGGCCGTCAAGGTGCGTGACCGTTTCGACGTCCAGCCCGTGGACACCGCCGCAATCATCAAGGGCCAGATCACCGTCACTGTGGCGGGCTAAGGCAAAGGAGGGCGCAATCGGTGAAAGATGAAACAAAGGGCCTATTGCTGACACTGGCGAAAGCCTACGCCCGCATAGACTACACCGACGACGACGACGCCCTGCTGCCGCTGCTGATTGAAGCCACCGTCCAGAGCCAGGAGGAACTGATCCCCGGCTTTGACGCCGACAACATGACCGCCCGCCAGCGGCTGCTGGCGATTATGACGGTTAAGAACCTCTACGACAACCGGGAGAAGTACGGCACAGCACAGGATCGTCTGCGTGGGGCCGCATCCTCCCTTTTGGTGTCGGAAATGTACGAGGACAAGGAGGCGACGGCCAGTGTATAGGCGCGTGCGTATTTTCGAGTGCGTCAACGGCGACGGCCCGCGCCGCAGCGAAAAAAAGACCCTAATCTGGACGCCCTGGGCAGATGTGCGAGACAACACCGCCCAGACCCGCGACCAGACCCAGGAAAGGCTCCAGGAGGGCGACCTCTCCCTGGAGCTGCGCCGCTGCGAAATGGCCGACACGATCCGCCGCCACCTGTTCCGGCATGACCGCGCCTACCGCGTGGAGCTGGACGGCGACGAGTACGAGGTAAAAACCGCCGATTTTACCCGAAATGACGGCGGCAAAATCCGCTTTACTGCGTCGTTTACGGCATAGTGTCAACAGTTGACACCCAGGAGGACGGCCCATGCAGATACAGCTGGACGGTGCAGCCCTCCAGGAGCTGGTAGCAGCCCTGGAAGCGGCAGAGGGCGACGACGCCCGCGCCGCTGTGGACAAGCGCATAGTCAAGCGCGGCGCAGATATTGCAAAGCCGGACATGGCCCGGCGAATACCGCGCGCAGCCGATCACAAAAAATCGGGCAGCGCATGGTCTAAGCCCTCCGGCGGCCCGGCGGCAGACAATGTGCCGAAAGAAAATCCGAAGAAAAACGGCGAGGGCTACGCGGCAAAGGTAGGCTGGGAGCTGGACGACAGCAGCGAATACTTTTACATGAAATTTGTAAACTGGGGAACGCTGAAAATGCCGCCCCGTGACTTTGTAGAGCCTACAGCCGATGTAGTGGAGCCACAGCTGCAAAGAATTGCAGAGGAAGAATACCAGGCAGAGCTGGACAAACGCCTGGGGAGGTTTACCTAATGGATGTGATCACAGCCGCATATAAGGCCCTGGAGCCTATCACGGCGCGCGGCGTAAAAGTGCAAGAGGGATGGTACGACGAGCGGTACAAGCGCCTACACGTCACCCTCTGGCCGCTGGCGGAAACGCCGGAGGCGCACAGCGACGACGAGCTGGAGATTGAAACAGCTGCGCTCCAGGTGACGATTTTCTCAACGCAGGAGCAGGAGGCGCTGCGGGAAGAAATTAAACAGCTGCTGAAAGCTGCCGGGGCCTCCTACCAGGGAACAGACCAGCAGCAGACCCGGATCGAGGCGGGCGTCTATATCCGCCCGCTGCGTTTTCTCTTTTATGAAGAAAGGAGCCAAGAATGAGCGAACCCAAAACCACGGTGCGCCACCGCTATTGTGGCCTCCGCGACGTATATGTGGCGAAAGTCACCCAGAACGACACCGAGGGCTACACCGCAGGCACCCCCGTAAAGATGGCCCGCGCGATCAAGGCCAAAATCTCCGACAAATTCACGTCCGAAAAGCTGTACAGCGACGACGGCGTGGAGGGTATGCTCCAGGCGTATGAAGGTACGGACGTGGAGCTGGAAGTCAACACCCTGGCCGCAGCGGATCGCGCCGCCTTTTTCGGCCAGGCGTACCTCAACGGCTTTTTGCTCAAGTCCGCAGAGGATGAAGCGCCGGAGGTGGCCCTGGGCTACCGCGTGCGCCGCTTGAACGGCAAGTTTGATTTTGTTTGGATGTACTGCGGCAGATTTGCCCAGGGCAACGAGGAAAACTACGAAACCGAGGCCGCCAGCAAGACCGCCAAGACCAACACCGTAAAGGGTGAGTTTTACCAGCGCGAAAAAATGGACAAGGTGGACGGCAAAGACGTACACCTCTACGAGGTGCGCGTGGACGAATCCAACCTGGCAACAGAGGACACCGGGGCCGCTGCCGCGATCAAGGCGTGGTTCGGCAAGGTACAGGAGTACGCCGCCAGCGCGGCTGGCTAAAGCATAGGAGGGCGTAAAAAATGGCAAAGCGCAGCATTGTGGTAAACCAAAAGCAGTATTTCCTGCCGGATCACATCGACACCCAGGCATACCTGGACTACTGCGACGTACAGGACGCGCTGGACGGCGCGGCAAACTATCGCAGAAAGCACTTTGAACAGATGGCCCAGGCCGTCTGCCATGTGTACGGCGATCAGTTTACGCTGGACGACGTACTGGCCCCGAAATACGGGCTGGAACCGTCGCAAATTCTCACCGAGTTTGCGGCGCTGGAATTCTACGTGATGGAGCGCGTGAACAAAAACGCGGAGGCAATCACGGCAAATTTTACCAAAGAGGCTTGACCCCGGAGGTTGAGCTACAACGCGCGGGAGCTTGCAGCACGGCGGAAAGCGTGACGGTGCTGCAAGCCCGCCTTTATTGTGACTATATGCGCCGGATCGAGGCGGCAAAGACATCCGGCCAGGCAGTACGCGAAAATTTGCAGCTGCTGGCCGAATTTTTCAACACCTCCCGGCGAGCTATATACAAAGAGGATCTGGGCGACCTGCTGCTGGCAGCCAAAACGCTGCACTTTGTAATGCAGCAGATAGTCCTACCCAAGTTTTCGATTTTATCGCCAGAGCCGCAAGAGCCTGTGGAAAAGTCAATATTTGACGATTACGACGCGAAACAGGATGCCTTAGAGGGCTATGTAGACGAAACCGCAGACCGCTGGCTGATCTGCAAGCAGAACATCGAGGCGGTAACGCGCCTGGCAATCCGCGTTTTACGCGAAAGCTACACGGACGCGCAGCGCGAACCGCTGGGCCGTCTGCTGGAGTATGTCGCCTATGAAATCGAGCACACGGAAAAATAGCGAGGTGAACAAAGCATGAGCGCCGGGGCGAATGTAAAAGTATCGGCTAACAGCTCCACGTACCAGCAAGCACTCAAAGCAGCCCGCGACAGTACGAAAGAGCTTGCGAGCCAGTTTAGCCTGGCAAGCACGCAGGCAAAGCTGTTCGGGAACACCACCGACCAACTAAAAGCGAAGCAGCAGGAACTGACCGCGAAAATCAAGGCCCAGAAAGAGATCACGAGCTTGCACCACACAGAGGTGGAGCGCCTGACAAAGGTTTTAAGCAACCAGAAAGGACGCCAGCAGGAGCTGGCAAACCAGCTGCAAAGCACAAAAGCGGCATACGAGGCCGAGAAAAAAGCCACGGGCGAGAACAGCGAAAGCACACAGGCGCTGGCAAAGCAGGTGCAGGAACTGGAGAACCAGCAGAAAAAGCTGGACGGCCAGATCAGCAGCACCGAGGGCAAGCTGCAAAAGGCGACGATAGCCGAAAACAACAGCAAAAAGTCCACGCTGGAACTGCAAAAGGCGCTGGAGAACACAAACAAGCAGCTGAAAGACGCAGCCATGGACGAGTTCGCAAAAAGGCTTGACACGGTAGCCGGAAAGCTGGAAAAGGCGCAGAAAGCCGCCAATGTCGTGTCCGGCGCAGCCGTGGCCGCTGGCACTGCTGCCGTTGCCGCGTGGGATGAAGTGGACAACGGAGCGGACAATGTAATAAAAGCCACGGGCGCGACGGGAGAGGCTGCCGAAGCCCTGGAACAGACCTATAAAAACGTGGCGTCCTCTTTTGCTGCGGACTTTGACACGATAGGCTCCACGCTGGGCGAGGTAAACACCCGCTTCGGCTACACGGACGAGGCCGCCGAGGCTTGCACAACTAAGTTTCTGAAATTTTCGGAAATCACGGGAACCGACGCTGTGCAGGCGGTGCAGCTGGTATCGCGCGCAATGGGCGACGCGGGCATAGAGGCAGACGACTACGGCACGGTACTGGATCAGCTGGCAGTGGCGGCCCAGGCGTCCGGCATAAGCGTTGACACCCTCACAACTTACATAACGAAGTACGGCGCGCCGATGCGTGCTCTGGGCTTTGACACGGCGTCCTCTATCGCTATTTTCTCCCAGTGGGAAAAATGCGGCGTAAATACAGAGATCGCGTTCTCTGGCATGAAAAAGGCGATCAGCAACTGGAGCGCGGAGGGCAAAGACGCCCGCGTAGAGTTTAAGAAAACGCTGGACGAGATCGCAGCCTGTCCAGACATTGCGAGCGCTACCACGAAAGCCATTGAAGTTTTCGGAGCAAAGGCTGGCCCAGACCTGGCCGACGCGATCCAGGGCGGGCGCTTTGAATACTCCCAGTTCCTGGACTTGATAGAAAACAGCGCCGGGACAGTGGAAACCACATACACGAACGTGGCGGACAACGCCCAGAACGTGCAGATCGCCATGAACAACTTAAAACTGGCGGGCGCGGAACTGGGCGACACGCTCCAGGCAAACGCCACCCCGGTTTTGGAAAAGGTAACGGAAATTCTGCGAGACGTAACACAGTGGCTACAGAACGCCGACGACGACACAAAGCAGAACATAGTCACCGTCGGGCTACTGGTCGCCGCGCTGGCCCCTGCTACTGCTGGCCTCACGGCAATGGTTAAGGGCGTGCGCTCTGGCATTGACGCCTACAAGCTGATCCGCGACGGCATAGGCGCGGTAGCTGGCGCACTGACCGGGGAAACAGCCAAGAAAATCGCAGCCACGGCAGCCACCACGGCACACACGGTAGCCACAGGCGCGGCCACGGTAGCCCAGAACGGGCTGGCAGCGGCCCAGGGCGCGCTAAACGCTGTTATGGCTGCAAATCCTATTCTGTTGGTAGTGGCCGCCCTAGCGGCGCTGGGCGTGGGCCTGGTACTGGCCTACAATAACTGCGAGGGATTTCGCGCGGGCGTGGACGCGGCCATGAGCAAGGCGAAAGAAGTATTTGCAAATTTCGCCCAGGGAGTGGGAGAAGCGATCACGAACGCAAAGCAGCACCTGGCCGACCTCAAAGAGAACTGCACCACCAAAATGCAGGAAATCGGCCAGACGATCAGCACGAAATGGAACGAAGCCAAGCAGAAAACCACAGAGACATGGCAGAACATCCAGCAGACTGTGGGAAACAAGCTCCAGAGCGTGCGCGCTGATACCCAGCAGAAACTGGAGAGCGTCAAGCAGACAATGGCAACCGCCCTGCAAAATATGCAGAGCAACACCCAGCAGCGCCTGGCCGCGATCCAGCAAGCCTATAACAGCCACGGCGGCGGCGTGCGCGGCGTGGTAGCTGCCTATATGACGGCGATCCGCCAGAATTACCAGAGCACCTACGACGCTATAAACAACATGACCGGGGGCCGCTTTGGCAATATCCTGGACACGATCCGCAGCCGGATGAACTCCGCACGCGACGCGGTAAGCAACGCAATAAACCAGATCAAGGGCTTTTTCAATTTTTCGTGGAGCCTCCCGCACCTGGCAATGCCGCACCCGTATATCAGCGGCCATTTTTCCCTGAATCCTCCGAGCGTGCCGTCTTTTGGTATTAACTGGTACGCCACGGGCGGTATCATGAAGAACCCCACGGCTTTTGGCATTAACGGCTCCCGCTTGATGGTAGGCGGAGAGGCTGGAGAAGAAGCTATCCTTCCTCTGGCTCCGTTCTACACGCAGCTGGAGCAGATGCTGGACAACAAGGTAACGGCAGCGCTTAAAGCTATGCGCGTTGTGGTTTATGTGGAGAACAAGCTGGACGGGGACGACCTCACCGCAAAAGTAACACCGCGCGTTTCCTCCGCTCTGGCCGACGAGGCGGAAAGGATCAGATAAATGAAAATTAACGGCGAGAATCTGGCAAGATACCGCACGACGCAGCTAAAAGTAGTGTTCACGCCGCCGCAGGACGGCGCGGGCTATGAATGGCCGGACGGTATGCTGGCCCCGATTGACGACCCGGCAACACAGAAATGCGGCTCTTGCGAGGTGGAGCTGCTGATCCGGGGCGAGAACCGCAACGAAATAACCCGCACGGCGTCCACGCTGCACGGCCTATGTCTGCCCGGCCCGGTAGAGTTAAAACTGGATGGCTGCAAAGGGACGTACAAGGGCTATCTGGTGGGGTTTAAGCCGGAGAAAACGATCACGCCGAAGGCCTACAAGGTAAAGGCAACCTTTGAGGGCTGGCTCCAGGACACCCCGGTAAAACTGGCATATACAGACCAGACACAGGCGACGCTCCACCGCGTCGGCTCCCGCCCGGCGGCGTGCGTCCTCACGATCACGCCACGGGCAGACGTGGCCGCGCTCACTATGACAGGCTGGGGCGTCCATGATCTGGTCGTGAAAAATCTAAAATCCGGGCATAGTGTTGTTATTGACGGCACAAATGGGCTAATTACCCAGGACGGGCAGAATAAAGCGCCGGACGTGACGCTCTGGGCGCTGCCCGCTATGGACTGCAAGCAGCGGACGATCACATGGGATAGTGCGGACTGCGACATAGCGGTGGAATATACCCCGCTGTGGTTATGAGAAAGGAGGCGGGCGGCATTGCTGCTGGAACTTTACGACAAAAGCCATAAAAAGCTGGCAAACCTCACCGGGACGAAATCGCCACATATACAGCGCACGCTGGAATATGGCGACGAAACACTGGACTTTTACTACCCGGCAAGCGGCCCATGGCTGGGCCAGATCGCGGCGGAGTGTTACGTCCGCACGGATCGCCAGGAGTACGTAGTCAAGGCGGTGGAGAAAAGCACCGCAAGCGCCTGGCGCAAAATCTCTTGCGCCCTCAACATCGAAGAACTGGAGGGCACACCATTTCAAGATTTTGAAACGGTGGAGCAAACAGTCAAAGCTGCGGCGGAGTTTGCGCTGGCCGGGACGGGCTGGACGGTGGAGGCAGACGCCGACATAACGAAAAAGCGCACGATCCGCAAAGAGGACGACACGACAGCGTGGGAGGTAGTAAAGCAGATCGTAAGCACCTACCGCGTAGAACTGGAAATCGACGCAGTAAACAAGCAGCTTTTATTCCATACCCGGCGGGGCCGGGATCGCGGCGCATATTTTATCGAACGCTTGAACCTCCGCAGCCTGGGTGTGAAAACATCCAGCTACGGATTTTATACCCGGCTGATACCGATAGGGAAAGACGGGCTGCAGCTTTGGCAGGATGGAAAGAACTACATTGACAACCACCAGTACAGCGACAAGACAATAACGGCGATCTGGCGCGACGAGCGCTACACGGTGACGGCTGCACTGCTGGAGGATGCGACAGCCAGACTGGCGGAGGCCGGCGCCCCGGCCCGCGCATATACTGCGGAATTGGTAGACCTGGCAGCGCAGAGCGATAAATACAATGCACTGGCCTACGATCTGGGCGACGCCGTGCTGCTGGTGTCTGAAAAGACCGACGAGCGCGAAAAGCAGCGCATAGTCAAGCTGGACGAATACCCGGACGACCCGCTGGCAAATAAGGCGGAACTCTCCAACGTCAAGCAGACATTCGCACAGCTGCAAAAGACCGAGGCGGAAATGGCAACCGCCGACGCCGTGGCAATCGCCACAAAGCGCACAAAGAAAGTGCTGCGCGACGACTACCTCACCAAAGAAGAAACAAAGGTAGCGATCAGCGCTATGGCGGAAAGCATAGAGCTGGAAGTATCTAAAAAATACCTTACTGTGGCAAGCGGTGAGGCGGCCATAAACAAAGCGCTGAAAGACGGCAAAGCGTACACCGATGGCAAGCTGACAGAATACTCAACCACCGAGGAAACAAAGAGCCTTATTTCCCAGTCTGCCGAGCAGATCACCGCCGAAGTCTCCAAGACCTACGCAACAACAGCCAGCGTCGAGAAGTCGCTGGACACCCTCCAGGCTGCCGCCAAGTCCGCCCAGGAGACGGCAGACAAGGCCAACAACGACGCAGCCAGCGCCAAGGCCGCAGCGGATAAAGCGGCCACAGACGCTGCCGCAGCCGCCGCAGAGGCGGACAAAGCCAAACAGGCCGCAGCAGACGCCGAAACAAACGCCGCGGCAGACGCCCAGGCGAAAGCGGACGCCGCCCAAGCCGCAGCGGAAAAAGCAGCCGCGGCAGACGCCCAGGCAAAAGCCGCAGCGGCGGAGGCAGCAGCCAAACAGGCAGCGGCAGTAGATGCCCAGAAAAAGGCGGACGCAGCACAGGCCGCCGCGAACCAGTACACGGACACGCAGCTCACGAAATACTCAACCACCGAGGAAACAAAGAGCTTTATTTCCCAGTCTGCCGAGCGGATCAGCACGGAAGTTTCCAAAACCTACGCCACAAAAACAGCGGTAACAGAATCGGTGGCAAGTCTCCAAGCTGCTGCCACACAGGCCCAGCAGACCGCAGACAAGGCGAACACGGACGCAGCCAACGCCCAGGCCGCAGCCGATAAGGCGGCCACAGACGCTGCCGCAGCCGCCGCAGAGGCGGACAAAGCCAAACAGGCCGCAGCAGACGCCGAAACAAACGCCGCGGCAGACGCCCAGGCAAAAGCGGACGCCGCCCAGGCCGCAGCAGAAAAGGCAGCCGCGGCAGACGCCCAGGCGAAAGCCGCAGCAGCAGAGGCGGCAGCCAAACAAGCAGCGGCAGCAGACGCCAAGAAAAAGGCAGATGCAGCCAAAAAGGAGGCACAGGACTACACCGACGGCAAGCTGACAGAGTACAGCACCACCGACGAAGTGAAAAGCGCAATAAACCAGACGGCCACGCAGATTTCGCTGGAAGTTTCCGCGCAACTGTCCGGGCGAAACCTCCTGCAATATCAGAATTTTGAGGACAAAGCGGGTGGAACGGCACACACCGCACTGTCAAATGGCGTACTGACAATTAAATTTGCAGCAAACGAAACGGGCGCTTTCAATGTACGGGAACTGGCCGCCGCTGCGCTCTGCAACTTGGCGCGCGGCAGGTGCATAACCGTGTCCGGCCGCTATAAGGTAATCAAGCCTTTTCAATCCGCCGCCGCGAGGCTGTCCTGGCATGGGAGGTTTGCGTCTGGAACCGCACAAACTCTTTCGTATAGTCAAAACGCGGCGCTAAAGATGGACGAGGCGAGCGCGGATTGGATTTACTACGAAAAAACCTACACGACAGACCTGTTAGACGAAGAAATAGAAGAGTTGGGGATGATGTGCGAGATCACACCGTCGAAGGCGGGAACCGACGGCGAGATACAGTGGAAAGACTGGGTGCTGAAAATATCCACGCCAGTACAAAGCGGGACAGTGCGATCCAAGTTCGCAATGGACGCAAGCTCCGCAACGATAGACACGGGCCGTTTGACCTTTAACAGCAACACGATTGTAATAAACAGCACAAACTTTAAGCTGGACGCCTCCGGCAATGTGACAGCTGCCGGAACATTCAAGAGCGCAAACGACAAGTGGGAGGCGACGCTCCGATATGGCGGTCTGTTTATGGACTACGACGGGAAAAGACGCGTAGAGCTTTTTAAAGCAGGCAATTATGACGGAGGGTACTTACGCCTCAGCGGAACATACAACGGAGAGGATGCGATGGCGACATACGCACCTAATTCCATTGCGATGGGATCCGCGTCAAAAAGCGCAATCATGACGCCGGAGCACATAAGTTTGACAGAAAATTCAAAAAGCAGATTTACAATAACGCAAGGGGTAAACGACGGCGTGCCTGTGTCAAATAGTGCTGCTGTACAGTCACCGGACGGAGACGTAATGGCGCGACTGATGTGCGGAAATGTACTGGGAGCGCCGCAGGCAAAATTGGAATTTCTCTACAAAGTTGACAACATTTTATGGACTGTTATGAACTTGACGTATGATGGATCAAAAAACAGGGTAACGCTTTACGCTGGGAAAAATGCAGAACTTTACATTCAAGGGAAAAAATTCTAAGGAGGACAACCACGTGAAAATCGGTATTAACCTTGCAGCGGCAACGCTGCGCCAGAATGTCCACGAGCTGATCCTGTCCAGTAACTGCCCGGCGGTGATCGTTCGGGCAACGCTGGAGGACGAACTCCGAGCCGTCCGCGAATGGGAGGCCCAGGAGACACAGAAAGAGCGGCAGCAGCTCCAGCAGGAGCTGGCAGCAGAAAAGGAAACCCAGAACACCCAGGCCCCGGCGGATCAGCCGGACGCCGCAACGGAACAGGAGGACTAAATGGGAAAGCTGCCTGTACTTATTACCCGGATCGACATTGACGCCGGAGCCGAGAGAAAAAACTATCTTGTGGAGGCGAAGCAGGGCGACAAGGCGACCCGCTTTGTGTCTGTGCTGATCGTCGAGGACGGCAAAGAGTACGCACCACCCGCCGACGCCGATCTGCTGGCAAATTTCCAGAAGCCGGACGGGAAGTTCGCCTACAACGCCGCGAAAATCGACGAGGGCAACCGCATTTTGGTGGAACTGACAAACCAGGTGCTGGCTGTTCCCGGCGAGGCAGTCTGCGAGGTTGAAATCCGGGCAAAGGATAGCAGCCAGGTTTTGACCTCCTGCGCCTTTACTGTAAAAGTAGGCCGCAGCAACCGCAACGAGGCCGCGATCCTGTCCTCTAACGAAATGACGGCTTTTGACACAAAGTGGGCCGAGATCAACGCCGACATGGAGGAGTGGGCCACGGTGGAGCGTCTGCGCGTGGAGGCCGAACAGAATCGCGTAAACGCTGAAAATGCCCGCGTAAACGCGGAAACCGCCAGAGAAAACGCGGAAAGTGCGCGAAATAATGCGGAAACCTCCCGCGCAAGTGCGGAAACCTCCCGCACAAAGGCAGAAACGGCCCGCCAGACGGCAGAGAGCAAGCGGGAGACAAACACCCAGGCGGCGATCAAGAACGCCCAGGACGCCACAAACAAGGCCGCAGAGGCCACGAAAAAGGCGGAGGCCGCGCTGGCAGACCAGGCAGAGCTGGAGCAGACCCTGGAGGACTGCAAGACACTGAAAGGCCAGACCGAAACCGCCGCCAGCAACGCCGCAGCCTCTAAGGCAGCAGCGGAGACGGCGCAGAAACAGGCAGCAGCCAACCAGACCGCCGCCCAGGCCGCCAAAGAGAGCGCAGAACAGGCCCAGCAGACAGCAGCCGACAACCAGGCCACAGCAGAGCAGCAAGCCGCGCTGGCGAGCCAGGAGCGCGCCAAGGCGGAGGCAGCAGCAAAGACTGCCGAGAGCTGGACGCCGGACGGCGCGGTGGATGCCGTGTGGGCCGCGCGTTTGGACGGGACGAATACCTCCGAAATTTTCCAGCAGTATGCCGCCGCACTGATTGCCCAGGGTGTAGACATTGACACAATCGTGCGCCGCTGGTTTGCGCTGGTGTGGGACGACAGCACCTACGGCACGAAGCTGTATAAGTTCGCAACCAGCGCAACGCCGGACGGCGAACTGATCCAGGCGTCCGCCGAACTGGGCGCAACGAAACCGGGCACGAATACCACCGAGGCTGTAGACCCTTATTTCCAGCGCGGCGCGTTCTGGGCCGTAGAAGTGGCCTACGAGATCGAAAACAAGGAACCCGTCGTCAAGGCCGTGGCGGGCGTCAACGGCGTGGATCGTGAGACGCTGCTGTCCGGCAAGTTCGGCATGGTGGGCGTCGCCCAGAAAACGGGCTGGGTGTGCGACACTGCCGACGATAATTATTATTATCACTATTACCGCGCTGCGCCCGCTTATTTCCTGGCAGACGCCAACGCCTACAAGCCGCTGCCGGAGGGTGTGGCGGTAGACGGTAGCCTCCGCCCGTTCGTGATCCACGCTAAATACATGGCGGGACGTGGCGCAGACGGAAAGCTCACCAGCGCGTCCGGCCTGGCAGCCGTAAACTTTATCAGCATGGACGGCCAGCGCGCAGAGTGGAAGAAGCGCAGCGCGGACTACTGCGGTATTTGCGGCTGCGATCTGGCGTTCCGTATGCGTATGTTCTGGGCCAAGTACGCCAAAAAAGGCAACTCCGGCACGCTGGAGGGGTGCAGCAGCTACAGCTACCAGTACAAGGCCGCCGTGTCTGAAACTGGCGTGACCCGCGTTATTATGACCGCCGCCCAGGCAGACTCCTACCTGGTGAGCAGCACTGTGTCCGTCGGTGACGTGGGGACGGGAACCTCTACGGATCGCAACGCCGCCTCCATGCGTGCCAAGGCCGACAAGGTGCGTATCTTGAGTATTGAGGACGTGACCGTGGACGGCGCAGCCTACAAGGCGCTGAACCTGGACACGGCAACGCCGTTCGACACCGAAAAGGACAAGACCATAGTTTCGACTATGCCGTGGCACAGCGGCAGCTGCGACAATGTGAAGGGCGCAGACGGTAGCCCCACAAGCTGCACATCCGGCAAGGAGCCTTTTATTATCCAGCTGCTGGAGTGCCAGCCGGGCGGCTATGCGATCAGCGCCGACCAGCTGACCGAGCAGGTGCTGAACGATACCGCCTACACACACAGGCTGGTATTTTTCCGACAGGCGGCGCAGATCGCTACCTCCATTACAGCCAACGCTGTACGCTCCCCGATTGTGCTAACGATGCCCACGACCCAGACGGGCCAGTGGATGTACGAGAAAGACGTGGAGATCGACGCAGACGGCAACATGTACCCCGTAGACGCCGGATCGGGCGCAAGTTCTACAAACGGCTGCCGGGCTGCCGTCTATGTGCCTACCGCTGGCTCCCGCGTCCATGCGTGGTGGGCCTGGTATACGTTTGTTGACTGGGGCGTTTGTGGCCTGTCTGGCGGTGACGCGTACATTTGGACGGGCGGCGCGAACTGGAACGGCCTGTGTGGCGCTTGTGGCTCCGGGGCAAACAGGGGTGAATATGCCGGGGCGTGACCCGGCATAGAGGGGACAGCGTCCCCTTTTAGGGGTGTGCAGCGTGTCACCGGGCTGCCGTCTATGTGCCTACCGCTGGCTCCCGCGTCAATGCGTGGTGGGCCTGGAATACGCTTAATGACAGGGGCAATTGTGGCCTGTCTGGCGGTAACGCGAACAATTGGACGGGCAACGCGAACTGGAACGGCCTGTGTGGCGCATTTGGTTAAATATTTTTTATATTGCGTTGTACACCGCGCCCGGCAGATAGCCGGGCCTGTGCTGCCGTTATGGCAGCATGAACCATGCGGACAAAATCCGCAAAAATTGAGTGGAACCGGCACGGGGCCAACTGTGAGGAAAAACACGGGCGGCCCCGCGACGCGGAAAGACCGCGCCGGGGGCTAGTAGAATAGGCGGAGAGCCAAAACCGAAAGTTCTTGCGCTCAACCAAAAGCAGACAAGGGGGCCGAAGTACGAAAACGTATTGCAAAAAGATTGATATATCCGACCCCGAGCAGATAGAAAACTTTGTATTTGAGTGTTTCAGCGGGAGGTGGAAAGAAAACGGCTTTATAAATTTGCTGATCCGTTACGGCGGCATGACAAAGGAACAGGTACTGGCCGACGCAGAGGCCCAGGACTATAACAGGCTGATACCAGCAACAGCTGGCGTCGCTGCGGAGATCGCGCGCCGGATCAGAGCGCAGCGTCTGGCGCTGCGCCCGCTGCGTACATTCCAGCGCCGTGACGGTCTAAGCGGAAAACTGCGCGATCTATGCCAGGCCACGGCCATGCAGCAGTGTATGGACTATGTGGCCGTGGGCGCACTGCGCGAACTATTCCACGCCAAAATCAGCCCGTTTCAATGTGCCAGCATACAAGGCCGGGGCCAAGGCTACGGAAAACGCCACCTGGAGAAATGGATAAGGCGAGACAAACAGGCGCGCCACGTCCGCAAGGGCGACATAAAGAAGTGCTACGCCAGCCTGTCCCCGGCTAAGGTCATGGAGCTATTGCAGCGCGACGCGCACAAAAATAAAACCCTGCTGTGGTTTGTGGGCGCTCTACTGGAGACACACAAGGAAGTCACAACCGGGCTGGCGATAGGCTCCTACCTGTCACAATGGCTATGTAACTACGCGCTGTCCTACCTCTGCCGCTACCTGGAGGGCCTGGAGAAAGTCCGGCGCAAGCGTAACGGCACAGCGCAGCGCCAGCGCGTCGTCCGGCATTGCCTCTTTTATATGGATGATTTCGTGATAATCGGAACCCGCGCCGCAGACATGGACAAGGCTATGAAACAGGCCGCAATCTGGGCGCAGAAAAACCTGGGAATCACGATAAAACCAGACTGGGGCAAGATCGACCTAAAGGCCGGGGCAGTCGACATAATGGGCTTTGTGATAGGATATAAGGGAACCAGAATACGCCGCCGCATATACCGCAGAATCCGGCGGCAATTTCTAAGGGCGGCCCGCGATCTGCAAAGCCTGGGATATGTGCCGCACTGGCGCGCCCGGAAGATAAGCAGCTACAAGGGCTATTTCAAACACACGAACACCAGGACAGCAACACGGCGGCTCGATGCCTGGACAATCTGCAAGGCCGCGCAAAAATCCGTAAGCTATGTGGACAGAAAAGCCGCACAGCAACAAAGAAAGGAGCCAATAGCAGCATGAAACAAACCGCCTATTTTAGCGAAAAGCCGGACACCGTGAAAATTTGCGTGCTCCCTACGGGGGCCTCTGATGTGTGGCTGCGCCGTAACGTTATGGAGGAACGCACGCCCTACCCGCGCAGCGACGGCCAGGGATACGAAGAAGAAGTCCAGTATTTGGTCGAAGAGGCTTACATGAGAACCGAAGAGGCACTGGACGCCAGCGCGGTACAGGCGAGCTTCGAAGAATACTGGGAAAAGGCGGAGGCGTGGCAGCCGAAAGCCGAAAACGATGACCAGCCCAGCGACCACGAGCGCCTGGTGGCACTGGAGGCCGCAATGGTCGATATGCTCCTGGGCGGAGGTGACGACGACGATGTATAAATTTATCAAAATGCAGTATCGGCTGCACGCGATCACCGAGGCCCAAGTCTGGCAGATGGCCGACGCGGGCCGGATCACCGAGGCCCAGGCCCAGAAAATCACCGGGAAACCGCGCCCGGCCCAGGAAGCAAAACAGGAAGCAAAGCAGGAAACACAGGAGGCATAAATGAAGATTTACGGCATTGACGTGTCCCACCACCAGGGGGCGATCAACTGGCAGCGCACTGCCAGCGAACTGCGCCGCGTGAACGGCGGCAGCAATCCGGGCTTTGCCCTGCTGCGCGTGGGCTATTCCGCGCGCCACGGCAAGGGCGGACTGTACACGGACGGCCAGTTCCTGGCGAATGTCCAGGGCTGCGAGAAGTACGGCGTCCCGATGGGCGTATATTTCTACTGCTACGACAAGAGCGCAGCTGCAGCCCGTCTGACCGCGCAGCAGGTCGTCAAAATGCTGGCGGGCCACAAGTGGGACTACCCGATCTACTACGATGTGGAATATGAACCATTTAACAAGAGCTGCGGAAAGGCCACCAACACGGCAATCATCCAGGCCGCGCTGGAAGTTCTGGAGGCGGCGGGCTACTATGCCGCCGTCTATTGCAGCCGGGACTTTTTCCTCAACTACACCAACCTGTCCGCGCTGTCTGGCTTTGATAAGTGGGAAGCCGCCTACACGGCCACCGACACCGCAGCAGTACAGAACGGCCTGTGGCAGTACAGCAGCAAAAACGCGCTGAAAATCGCGGGCTTTGGCAACAGTCTGGACTGTGATGTGTCCTACAAGGACTACCCGGCAATCATGCGCCAGGCGGGGCTGAACGGCTACGCAAAACAGGCGGCCAACACCAACACCCAGACGCCCGCAGCACCTGCTGCAAGCCGCTACCAGTTCTCCCTGGGGCCTGTGTCCAGCGGTGACAAAGAACCAATTGAAATTGCATTGCTGCCGATTGTGCAGCACTTGAAACTGGAAAAGCTGTACAGCTGCCAGGCCGTCGAATAAAAGGAGGACAAGACAATGGCAAAGCGGATCATCGACTACTACAACCTTTTCGTGGGCGCATTTGTGACTATCGCCGCCGCGATCCTGGGCGAACACTGGTATTTGTTCGCCGCGTTCCTGGCTCTCAACGTCGTGGACTGGCTCACGGGCTGGTACAAGGCCAACAAGCAGGGCGTCGAAAGTTCCAAGGTGGGCTTAAAGGGAGCGCTCAAAAAGCTGGGATACTGGGCCGTCGTGGCCGTGGCCTTTGAGCTGGCGGGCTGCCTCCAGGCTCTTTGCGTTGATATGCTGGGCTTGCAGCTGGACTGGCTCCTGCTGCTGGGCTGGTGGGTGCTGGCCTCTCTGATCGTCAATGAGGCCCGCAGCATTTTGGAGAATCTGGTCGAAATGGGCTACGATGTGCCGGACTTTCTGGTAAAGGGGCTGGCGGTAACTCAAAAACTGATCGAGGCAAAGAACCCTGCCGCCAACCTCACCGACACCGAAAAGGAGGACTAAATCATGGCAGCAAAGAAAGAAAACGACCTGATCCAGGCGGCAGTGGCCGCGCGCATGGCAGGTAAGACAGTAAACGCCGACGAGCTGGCCGCACAGCTGCCGGAGGGTGTCGAGGCCGTGCCGGAGTACAGCGTGGAGGACAGCAAGGAGAAGCTGCTGGAGATCGCTGCGCAGCTGGGCGTCGAGATCAAGAAGAACGCCAGCAAGGCGCAGATCGTCGCCGCCCTGGACGCGGAGATCGCAGCCCATACCGTAGAAGGCGAAACCGCCGACGCGCTGCTAGCCCAGAAACAGACCCAGGACGCCGAGAACGCCGCAGACGATACCGAGGACGCCGACACGGAAAACGACGCACAGGACGGCGCACAGCCTGTGCAGGAGGGTGAAAAACTCCACGGCTATGTGCTGACGATCCACCACGGCTACACCAACCTGCGCCGCACCCCCACCAAAGACGACGACAACGTGGCCCAGCTGGTGGAGAGCGGCAAGCGTCTGGAGGTGGAGGCCCGCGTCCAGGGCGCGGACGGCCAGCCGTGGTTTAGGCTGCTGTCCGGCCTCTACATTGTGGACGACCCCGCCGTAACCTCCTACGGCGAAGTATAAACAACAAAGCCCAGGCTGTGCGCCTGGGCTTTTCTTATGCTAGCAAGCTCCGAGTGTTGAGAAAATAATATTTTTTATCTATTTTACATTGACAAAATATATTATTTGCGCTAATATATAGACACAGAAACAAACAAGCACACAACAGGAGGAAACAAAAAAAATGACAAAGCCCATTGAACACGTTGGTTTTTTCTTTGAATCCCGCATTCCCGTTTACCTGCTTGGCGGTCACTACTACGCCGCGGACGGATGGAACGGCGAGGAATACCTCGACAGCTGGGAGTGTTCAGAGTTCAAGCACGGCACTGGCTACGGTGTCGTGCCCGGTTCGGGCTGCACCCTGCGCCCTGTCTACGCATGGCAGGCAGACGGCATTGACCTAGACCTCTTAGACGAATCTTCCGCAGATTTCGAGGACGCTATCCAGATTGTAGGCTTTGACATTGTTTGATCCCGAACACAGGAGAATTCCACCATGAAAAAAATTATAAACGGCTCTCGCTACGATACAGAAACGGCAAAGCGCCTGGGATGGTGGGAAAGCGGGCCGGACATCCGGGACTTGTTACACTATTCCGAAACGCTGTACCGCACAAAGTCCGGTAAGTATTTCTTGCACGGCGAGGGCGGCCACGGTACTACATACGGGAACAGCCAGAACGGCGAACAAATTATACCAATAGCAGAGGACGCTGCCAAAGCGTGGGCAGAGGAACACATGGACGGCGACGACTACGAGGCAACCTTTGGAGCCGTTGGCGACGATATAACCCAGGTGGCCGCCTACCTAAACAGTAGTCTGCTGAATAAGTTGGACGCCTACAAAGTAGAGCATAATATGAGCCGAAACGAAATAATTATTGCTGCGCTGCGCGCCTATCTGTGACGCGCTTACAGCGAAACAACAAAGCCCAGGCTGTGCGCCTGGGCTTTTCTCTACCTATTTATAATATTGTATTAAGAACACGCACCGAGTGCAACACGCATCCCATTGTAGGTACTGTATTGCCCCTCAACGATAGCAGTATTATCGCCGCGGATCGTCAGGATACCGTTGCTGGTTCCGATGGGACGGGAAAAATCAAACAATTCTTCGCGGTCAGGCGTTTTGCGGGCAGAAGTGACCATGTCGATCTCGCCGTCCAGCAGCATCCGCTGCATATCCTCCCAGCTTTTGTCATAGCCGATGTACTCATAGTCTGCATCCCAATAGCGCGCCATCAGGCGGAGGAAATCATAGCCGTAACCGCTGCGGTTTCCATCCTCATCCATCATGTGATAGCCGTCCATCGCAAAAAAGCCAACGCGCACGTGCTCATGCTGGCTTTCCGCCTCTTCTGCACGCGCCGGGAAAGACAGCAGCGCCGTTAGAATCAGCATCGCTGTCAGAATGGCCAGCTCCCTGTAAACACCGGCACGCTTTATAAGATTCATAGTACAATCCCCTCTATTTTTATATTACATATGTATGGCGCCTAAAAAACAAACAACGCTTTCAAGGTATGGCGAACCCATACCTGAAAGCGTTATCTAACCTTATAAAACAATATTTGCGGGCAGCCGAAAACGGCAGAGCATTATAGTTGCTCTGCTCTGCGGTCAGTATATCTCTGTGCATTCAACCTTGTCAACCTCTGTTTTCAAAAAAGAACACAAAGCTA